GGTGAATCTGGTGGTATCCGTAATGGTCTTGTTGTAAACAACCTACACGGTTTCCAAGTACACGTGTCTAATAACCTACCAACTTTTGGTACTGGTCCTGCAACAAATGCGGCTTCAAATGCGTCTGACTACGGTTTACTCGTAGGTGGTCACAGTTCAGCCGTTGCTACTGCAGAGCAGATCAATAAGACAGAAACATATCGTGACCCTGACAGCTTTGCTGACATTGTTCGTGGTATGCATCTATATGGTCGCAAAATCCTACGCCCTGAAGCGTTGGTAAATGCGCTTTACAACTTGCGATAGGGAGAATTAGTTATGGTAGCATATACAGCGGCTGATCTTCCTGCACAGGGAAGCTCACCACGAGGTCGTGGTGCTTATATGATTGAGCGTGAGCTTGACATTGCGGCACAAATTACAACTAATGGTGCAGACTATGCTGCAGGTGACACAGAAACAATGTTAAACGTACCAAAAGGTACTGTTGTTCTGTCTGCAGGTATTGAAGTTCTTACTTCAGCATCAGGTACAACAGCAACTGTTGATTTAGGTTTTACAGGCGGTGTTGTAGATAAGTATGTTGATGGTCTTGATATTATCGGTGCATCTGATGGGGATTACGGTGGTACTCCTGCAACAGAAGCTGCACAGATTATGGTTATGACTGCAGACGATACTATTGATCTAAAGTTTGTAACGGAAGACGCACTTACAGCAGGTAAGTTGCGTGTATGGGCAGTATGTATGGATATTTCTACATTAGGAAATATGCATGCTGCTGAAGTAGCACGTGACAACGCTTAGTTAAACAATTGAGGGGCTGCTTTCGAGTGGCCTCTCTAACTGTATATAAAGGGATTCAAACATGGCTATCACAACAGCAATGTGTACAAGTTTTAAACAAGAACTTCTTGGTGCGGTCCATGATATGGATACCCATACTTTAAAGCTTGCACTAATTAAAAGCGGTATGTCTGGTACATATGGCGCAGCAACAACTAATTACTCAGATGTTACAGGAAACTCTGACGAAGCAACAGGTACTAACTATACAGCAGGTGGACAAAACCTAGACAGTGCTGCTATTTCAGCAGATGGTACAACTGCTATTGTAGACTTTGCAGATGAAGTATTTTCTAATGTAACAACTTCAGCAGCAGGTTGTATTATATATAACTCTTCTGCATCAAACAAAGCAATATGCGTAATAGACTTTGGTGGTACAGTGAGTGCTACAGCAGGTGACTTGACTATAGAATTTCCTGCAGCAGGAGCAAGTACTGCAGTAATACGTATCGCCTAACAAATGTCTTTCTATGACTCCTCTGATGCCCTGTATGGTACAGGTAGGCATGGGTCTGCTAGATACGGTAAGGTATCCCCTGATGTAGCTGTAACAGGAGTTAGTGCAACTGGCGCAATAGAAACTGTAAGCGTTGGTGGTTTTGAAATTGACATATCTGAGAACCTACTCAGTGTATCAGCAACAGGTGCAATTGGTTCTCTAGGTGTAGGTGTAAGTGAAACACTTACTGGTGTAAGTGCTACAGGTAGCATCAACACAGTAAAAGAAAATGTTGCAGAAGAATTAGGAAGTGTAACGGCTACAGGTGCTATAGGCACAATAGAGCCACAAGTAGATGAAGACTTAAACAGTGTATCAGCTACAGGTGCGATAGGTACACTCAAAGTAAATGTAAACGAATCTCTAGCAAGTGTATCTGCTACAGGTGCAATAGCTACAGTAGAAGCTAAAACTTCTGAAAGCTTACTAAGTGTAATAGCTACCTTCTCAATAGGTACAATTAAACCTAACGTATCTGAGAAACTAGGAACAGTAGTTGGCACATTAGGTGCTCCTTCCGTAACTGCTAGATCATCATCTAAAGCAGAGATTGTAGGATTAGAACTAACTGGTAGTATTGCAGAACCAGAAGCCACTGTAGATGAAGCACTACAAAGTGTAGCTGCAACAATATCACTAGGTAATATTGATGTAATTGTTACAGAAAAACTAGCAAGTGTATCTTCTTCTGCCTTAGTAAATTTACCAGTAGGAAATGTAACATCTATACAGTTTGATTACGAAGCAGTTAAGCAGAGATATAACAAAAGAAGAACTGTTATATTACCAAGGGTTGCATAATGCCTAGTACACAATTTGAAAGAACTGTATTAGTAAGAAGTCAATCTAGGATAGTTTTTATTGATCCTGCTACCTTGACTTCATCTAGTGATAGGACTATAATAGTAGAACAACAAAACAGATTAGTTTCTATAAAAAGAAAACCTACATCTGCAGATCGTGTTGTTTACGCAAATGAGGATTAATATATGAGTTTTCGTTGGCCTAGTAAAGACCCAGATGAAACATTAGACTACAGTGTAGATTGGTCAAGATTTTTAGATACTGCAATTATTACATCTGTAATATGGTTTGTTAAATCATCTTTGTATAATACCAAGACAAGATTAAATGCAGGACAAAATTTAACTAATGCTTCTAGCAGTGCAGTAACAGATAGTATTCAGAATGTATCCCAGACAAATACTAATACTGTTGCAACAATAAATATCTCTGGTGGACAAAATAATGTTGAGTATACTTTTTTTTGTCAAATGACAGATGATACAGGTAGTACAGCAGAACGTAGTATTAAACTAAGACTGAAGGAACGTTAAGATGGCATATGATTATCTTGGACTTGTCAATGACGTAAACCGTAGATTAAACGAGGTAGAACTTACAACTACTAACTTTGCTACAGCTACTGGTGAATATGGTATGATTAAAGATGCAGTGAATGCATCTATACGTTATATCAATCAACATGAATATGAGTGGCCTTACAATCACGTAACTGCAGAAGAAACAATGACTGCAGGAGTAGTGCGTTACGCATTTCCTACAGATGCAAAGACAATAGACTTTGATAGCTTTAGAATAAAACGTGATGCTACATTGGGCAATGATACAAAACGTCTTGCAATATTATCATACGAAGAATACTTAAACAAACATGTAGACATAGAGTATAACACATCTGCTAATAGAGGATTACCTGATTTTGTTTTTAGAGCACCTAACCAAGAGTTTGGCTTTGTAAAAAATCCTGATAAAGCATATGAATATGTATATGAGTATTACAGATTGCCTGTTGATTTAATCAATACTACAGATGTTCCCACAGTACCAGAACAATTTCGATACATTATTGTAAATGGTGCTATGTACTTTGCGTATATGTTTAGAGGAGAAACTCAAGAATCACAAGTAGTACAACAAAGGTTTATGGAAGAAATAAAAAGTATGCGTAGTCTATATGTAAACCGCTACGATTATCTTAGGTCTACTGCAATAACACAGAATACAACATCAGTCAGTTCATTTAGAGTTTAACGTATGCCTACAAATCGTGAAACATTCCCCATACAGTTTAGTGGTGGGCTTATAAGTAATATGAGTCCATTGCAACAGGGTTTACAAATGCCCGGTTCTGCAAGGATACTACGAAACTTTGAGCCATCTATTGAAGGTGGATACAAAAGAATACTGGGATATGACAAGTACGATCAGGACATTATACCACCATATGGTATACCTGTTGTAACTGGTGCATCACAAACTGGTACAAGTTTAAACATTGCAAATATTAGACAAACACCAGAGACAGGTGATAAATTTAAACTAGTACATGTTACTGCAGATATAAATGGTACATCTACTATTGCTTCTGTAAACGGACCAACTGCTCTTGTTAATGGTGCAGTAACAGCTAGTAACACAATAATTGTAGATACGGTTGCTTCAGGTACTATTGCAAAAGGCCAAGTTATAACAGGCGTAGGTATTGGAAGTAATATAACTGTATCAAGTGTTACAGCAGGTGCAAGTGGTAACTTTACTGTAGTACTATCTAGTAATATAACTGTAGCAGATAACTTAGCATTACAGTTTACTTTTAAAACTACCACCTTTGCAGTAGACGGTGTAGTAGGAACTATTACAACAGGTATGGAAGTTGTTGGAACTGGCATACCAAGAGGCACAACAGTACAAGCTTTCTCTTCACCAAATGTTACAATAGGTAGTGCTGCTGATACTTTATCTCTGCTACTTACAGATGACACTGCCCTATCTTTTAAAACAGAATATACTATTGGTGGTAGTGTTACATTTGATGATGATAAAAATATATCAACCGTAGCTATATCACCTGCTCTTACTGCTTCACCTGCTAATGGAGACAGTGTAGAGTTTACAAGCACAACTACAAATTATCTTGCAATAGGGTGTGGCGTATTTCTTGACTCAGTTATTGTGGCTAAGAATGAAAGTTTAATTAAATCATCGGGTACTGGATACTCACTTGTAAATGTACCTACGTATGGTACGGCTCTTGTAAATGCAGGGTCACAAACTGGTACTACTTTAAATGTTGATGGGTTAACCTCTACACCACAAATAGGTGACGTGTTTAAGATTGCAGGTATAGATAAGATATATACTGTGACTGCAACACCAACAGTTAACGATGCAGGTGAAGCTGCAGTAGCAATTGATCCTGCTTTAGCTAGTTCACCTGCAGATGACGCAGTATTAACTTTTTTAAGTACATCACGAGAAAATGGTGGTAAAACTAGATTTTCTAGGTATAACTATACTGGATCAGAAAAAATTGCAATAGTTGATGGGATCAACGTTCCTGCATTATATAACGGTTCTGAGTTTACAGCATTGAATGATGCACCTACAGATGTAACAGGAGCAGAGTTTGTAGTAAGTTTTAAGAGTCAATTGTTTTTTGGTAAAGGAAATATTTTAACTTTTACTGCACCTTTTACAGATACAGACTTTACAGCCGCCAATGGTTCTGGTACAATTTCCGTAGGAACATCAATCACAGGCATCATAGTATTTAGACAACAGTTAATTATATTTACTGAATCATCTATCTTTCAACTGAATGGTAATACAATTGGAGACTTTCAATTACAGCCAGTAACCACAGACATAGGTTGTGTAGATAAAGATACAATACAAGAAGTCGGTGGTGATGTAATGTTTCTTGGTCCAGATGGCCTAAGACTTCTAAGTGCTACAGATAGACTAGGTGACTTTGGGTTAGGTGTTGTATCTAAAACAATACAGAAAGAAGTAACAGACTTTATTACAGCCAATACATCTTTTACAAGTGTAGTCATACGTAATAAGTCACAGTATAGAATACTAGGTTACAATAATAATATAGGACAAGCAAACGCTCAAGGCATACTTGGTACACAGATGGCAGGTCAAGGTGGCGAAGGAATGTCATGGGCAGATATA